CATTTTATTAATAACAATTGAATTATCATTGATAATTGTAGCTTTTGCAGAATTTAAAAATGAAAGTATAAAAACTCCATCTTTGCCTTTACTTCCTGTAAAATTAGAATTTCTATTTAATAAAACACTACCGCCCTGTCCTCCGCATCCATATGTACCATAAAATGGTGATTTAAGGTTATTTAAGCCATTTGCACCATATGTATAATCAATTTCATCTTTCATAAATTGCCAATATCCAGTATATCCACCATTGGCTAAAGTAGTATTATTCATTTCAATATTAGGATCATGGGGATAATATGCATAGAGTTTAAAATAACTACTAAAATAACCTTTTGCTCCACTAATCCATTCTATTGTATTTCGATTTATTGATATATTTCTTCCAGGTATGTTGCGTAAATTTTTATTATTACCACCGCCTCCTAATTTCTCATAAATAATATTATCGGGACTTGAAGCTTGTGAAAGAGTTGTACCTGCATTTCCGCCTAATAAATTAATACTTAAGGCAAATAATGATGGCATATAAAAATTTTTTAACATATATTTTGTATTAATATCAGGTCTTGTTGAAATAAAACAGATATTACCATGATTGCCACTATCAATACTACGAAGATTTGCAGTTGTAGCAACTAATGTAGCGTAATCTGCATCTGGATTTAAATTATATGTTATTAAAGTTCGCGCGGCGGAATCTCTCGCCATATTATTAATATTATCACTCAACCCATTTACATAATTTTTTTTCCCCATTAAATCATTAATATAAAAATTATTAAAATTAGTTTTTGCATAGGAAATATCAAAAATAGATGACCACAATGGTAATTGACGTTCATTTAAACTTTCATTGCTATTTTGATAAAAAATAATAGTTATGATTTCATCATATGATGTACCTGCAGTATATGTGAAATTATCATTTCTATCAGGAGTATACAATGTACTGATATTATCATTATTACTAATTTTTATTACGCGCGTATAAATTAAATCTTTAAAATCATTAAATTTAAAAGATGTTCCTTTTTTTAGATAAAAAATAATTTCATATACTTTATCTCTATCAATTTTAGCATCACTTCGCATAGTAGTGATATCTGTAATTGTGCCATCTACATTAAAATTATTTCTCCATTCTACTTTTTTATAATTATCAATAGTATTTAATGTTTTAAATTCAATAAAATTATTTTTAGGATATTTAATTAAATAAAAATTACCATTTAATCTTAAATTACGATTAAAATCTTCTATATCCAATTTATTTTCAAATATATCAATTGCCTTTCCCGGTGTGATTAAATACGATCCGGTTCTTATATGTCCATTTGCATCATTTATATTATCAATATATAAATAATTACCACCATTACCACCTGCACCATAAATAGCACCACCATGACCTCCTGCGCCGCACGCAAAAACTTGATATTTTTGAATAGGAGTATAAACTCTCAATATATATGAAGTAGTCCGCGTGGTATTAATTGGATCTGGTTCGAGAACAAAATAATTAAATTTTCTACCTTCAGAAGCATTATAAATACCTGTGTTTATAATTTTTTCATAAGCACCATCAATATATTTTTCAATAACCGGTATGTTATTGGCATATTTAGTATATTTATAACTACCCATATTTATATATATATACTATAAAAATAAAACTAAATACAACATCTATAATAATAAGATCTTCCACTGTTTTCATTATATCTTGTAATTTCTACTACATCATTTTGTTTAAGACCGATCCATTTTGCAATTACATCGGTATGTAAAATAAGTGGCATTTGTAGTTTATTTTTAATTAAATATTTTTCCATTATGATTTTAATTTCATCTGCTGACAATTTTCTGTGAGGTGGAACTAATTCGTGTTTTGTTGGATTAAATAACAATTCATTCATATGAAAATATTGCAACATTCCATTTTTCTTTTGTAGAATTTTATCTATAATATTTAGTTGTGTTATAGATGGCGATGTTAATAAATCATTATTGAATATAAGAATAATATTATAACGACCATTGAAATCTTTCACAAATCCATCCATATTACTTTTATTTTTTTTAAGAATATCAATAATATTTGTTCGTAATGTTTTACTTAAAGCAAAGATAATCGCAGTATCGCTCGTGTGGAAATCAATAACTCGATTGTCATTGTAAAATGCATCCCGTTCAACTTCAACTTCGTGTTCCTCAAATTCATCGATATTATCGCCACGCATCAATAACATATCTTTTAGATTTTGAATAACAACATCTATTTTATCTGTTTCCATTATTATTATATTTTTTATCTTTAGTTTTATATATCATTTTTTTTTATAATTATTTATGAAATAAGATACTAATTTTAAATGTTTTTGTGCTATTATTTTGCCAGTTTTTGTTCTTATAAATCTTTTAATCTTATTAGTTCGGGTACTCATATTTTTTATAATTTCATTGAATGATGGATTTTTACTATTATTAATATTATATGCGGTATATCTCATAATACCAATTGCTCCAAGACTATTTATGCGATCTGCATCTTGAACTATATATAACTTTAAATTTTTCTTATTATAATTATTATCATGATCTTTGGATAATGAAACATTCGAACTAATTTTTATAATTTCGCGTTTATCATAATTACTTAAATCATGAAATCTTTTAAGATAATTGAAAATAATAGTTGATTGTTTTATAGTAGTATATTTACTATCTCCGATATCATGTAATAATGCACCCATAATGATATGAAATAAATCACGTTCTTTTGTAATCCCTTCTTTTTTTGCTATTTGTCTTGCAAGTTTAATAACAAGATTTATATGATTATAGTCATGACTTATATCATTTAAATTTGTCATATATCTTTTAACAAATATTCGTGTTTTTTTAATAATTGATAAATAAAATTTTTTCATTATAAATATAAATTATTAATCATCTTTATATATTGTATATTTTTAGTTTTCTCTGTTTTCTCCCACCAGTTTTTAGTTCTACTTCTGATTTTTTCGTATAAATCATTAAACGTCTTCCTTTTGCAAAAGAAAAACAAAATTCCATTTTATTAGTTTTATGTATTCCACAATATAATCGATTTAAACAAAAGGGTTTATCATCTGTTATATTCCAATCATATTTCATTAAATCACATGGAGAAAAATTAAAATTTCTCAGTAGTCCCCAACCATTATATATATATTTTTTATTATCACATGTAATTCCTGCTATAACATGATCATAATATTTATTACTATTATAATTTCGTAAAATTATTGCATCTAATGTATATACAACGCCATTATAATTTAATTCATCATAAGAAAAAAATAGATTATTGACATAAAAATAATCTTCTATTTCATGCGTAAAGGTCATTATATTATCATAATCAATAATTATTACAGAAGGTGAAATCTTTTTTACATCTTTTAAATACTCGGCATCATATTTGAAAAAATCATATAATATAATATTATCTTTACACATTTTTAGTGATAATTGACTAATTCCCATAAAATCATATATTTTATGTAAATATCTATAAGGATCATAACCTTTTAATTTAGAAGGGTTAAATTCGAATAAAGTTTTATTATAATTATGTAATAATGTTAATATATCTTTATCTCTAACAAAATAATAATCATTATTTGTTTTTTTTATATATTTTGAATGAAAAATATATTTGAATATTTCTAAAATAAGTATTTTATTGTCATCATATTCGCTTGAATGTCTTTTTTTATAATGAGCTTCTAATATTTTTCTACTTCCTTGACTATAAAAAATTACCATTAAAATGGCAACAAACCAACAATTTGACCAATCTTGTTTAATTGTGATTATTTTAGAACAATCCATCTAATATAAATAATATTTTTTATATTACTCGTCGTTTATCATTTCGTCATCTTTAAATTTCATTCCTCTCCAGCCAATTTTATTGTCATACATACCTAATATTTTTTCCATATAAGAGCGCAATTGATTTCTATCAGGTACTTTCTTACCTTTCGAAACATTCTTATTACTCCATTGTTTAAAGTCATTAAATATATCCATAATACCAATTTTCTCTTTGCAGGTTGGATCAATGATGATATTATCCGTAATATATTGTCCAATGATATCATTATTATTCTTATATTTCTGTGTTGCATTAATAACCTCGCGAGGTTCATTGATTTTATTCGGATTAATTGTTTTATGTCTTTCAATTAACATTGATAGGAAAATATCAGTGCATACTTCTAATTTCTCATTCAATTGAACATCCATGCAAAATTCATTCGGTTTTTTTGGATCAGGATTTTCACAGAATTTTGATGCAAATTCAATTACTCTAATTCTTCTCCATGTACCACCGTCATCACTTGGAACTTCGGGCAATTCATTGCAAGCTAAAATCATCTTAAATTGAGGCTTGAATTCATACGGATCTTTATATAATCCTCTTGTTAAAATCCGATCATTTCCTGACAATTCTTTCATATAACCAATATTAATTTTATCATCATTGCCCGGTTCCTGAAGTACTGCAAATCGTCTTCCTTTTGTTCTCTCAACTTCTCCTTGTGCCGAATTGGAAGCGGCTCGTTTTTGTGTTAAAAGTGAAATAGGCAAAGTTGCATAATATTCACCAACTGTTTTTTGTATGAATTCTAATAATCTACTTTTACCATTACTACCTTCGCCAGTGAATATGTAAAATCGTTCTTGTGATATACTACCATCAATCGCACATGCTAATATATCTAACACATAATTTCTTAAATTGACATTAATAAATAACTTGGCAAAGAAATTATTAATTTCTTCAATTTCGGGACTAATATTATTATAAGGGATATAATATTTATCCGTTGATAATGATATATAATCATCGGGCATTCCTTCGCGGAATATATGCAATTTTAAATCATAAACACCATTCTTAAATCCCAATAAATGTGGTCGATTATCTAATAATTCTTCGAATTTCTCATCAATAAATAAACATTTACATTCTTTCATAACACTGTCTTTAAATCCAGATGTTTTTAATTTAAGACTGATTTTATTAGCATTCACAGAACGATTATTATACATCGCAGTTTGTCCTTCGTCATTCGATGATGACGCAAGATTATTATAATAAATGGCTCTTTCTCCGAATTTATTGCAAATATTCTCACTTAAAGCTTTGCGAAGATTTAAACCCTCGCGCGTCTTAATCCATCGATGACAATTTTTATCATATTTATACCATGTTTCGCGGTTAATTGCTTTATATTCGCCTTTATAAATCCCTTGTACAACTTTTGCAACATCATAATGAGCCCCTAGAGAACTAATGGCAATATCAATAAGAGGTAAAATAGAATTGTTGATAATTTCATTGTATTTTTGAATGTTATCTTGCTTTGCCCACCATCTTAATGTACCCATTGTTAAATGTTCTTTTTTCATTTTATCCCATAATTGTTGACATTCATTTTCAATATAATTGCTACTAATTTTAGAAAATTCAATCCAAGTATTTAAGAGACGATAATCGATATTACGTAGAGCCCATCCCAAATGAATCCAATCATCATATTTTTCAGCACGTGAATGAGATAAACATTCAGTAACGAGTTCTTTTGCCAATATATATTCATCATCACTAATGTAATTTTTAGTAATATTAGTAATTTTACTTGAAAATATATTATTGTCTAATTTTTCCTTTTGTGATTTATCGATAATTGGCAATACATGTCGTATATATTCATTGATATCATTTGTTTTATCTTCTTTGATTTTTGTTTCTTCCAAATCTTGTTTTCGCATTGAAAACAATTTAATGAAATCGATTTCATCTTTTGCCATGATTGTATAATTCGATAATTCGGTAGTATCATTTTTATAAGTATAGATTTTGGAAACCCGATAAGTATCACATTCTGGTTTTTTACTACCATACATTTGCCAACAATTCGCACTGATAATTGCTTTATCTACGATATCTTCGGGGATATTACAGATATCAGGAATATTAAATATTTCCTGTGCATTATCTAAAATCTTTTTACGAATGAAATGTTGAATATTATTATTAATTATAATATTTGGAAAAATTATATGTATTCCATCCTTAATTTTATTTCTAAAATTTACAGGCTTGGGTTTTTCCATAACATAAGCAATATTATCATTTTCGCTTACATCTAAATAAGTATTGATAATCTTAAAATACATATCAATAATTTTTAAAATATTTGCATCATTATATTTTCTCTTTATAAGATTATCCTCATTTATATCGGGACTAAATCGAAAATCTAAATCAACACGGATTGGACTAGGATCTACAGGTTTTTCAGTTAAAAATAATTGAACTCCGTTTGTAATTGCTAATGCATATAAATTAAGAAATTCATCATAATTTTCGGCTGGAATATAAACTGCTACTTTAGGTACACCAATACTGGTATTAGTAAATGCTTTCCCTTTTTCTACTTTATATTTATTTATAAATGTTTGTAAATCATTTTTAGCTGCCGACATATTATAATTAAAATAAATATTTAATTATTAATCAATTTTTATTTTTAAATATTTAAGAATATAGGAAAGTATATTTATATATAAACTATATTTGAATGGATGATGTTTTATATCTGGTGCATGCCAATTATGATGGTAAATTAGTGGATCTACAACCATCCCCTATTGAAAATGCAAATGATCAATTTCCGGGTATTTATTTTTCATTAATAACGAAGCAAAATAGACATCGAGAACCATTATATTATGACAATAATATCTTAATTTATTCTAAAAAACTATTAGAACAGCAAAATTATCATATAAATATCAATGACTATAATGGATTTATAAATGAGCAAAATACTTATTTTAGTTGGCAATTAGATAAAGCGGTCGAAAAAATTAATCATCTAGCCTCATTGAATAAATCACATGTCGGCAACGAAGTCGTTTTTCATGATACAATACCACTTTCATATTTATGTTTATATATTAAGAATATAAATATTGCGACAGAATTAACTCCAAATATACCTTATCACAAATCATCAGGATTATTTTTACCATCTCATGAAATTTATAATGATACGCCACCTGATATGTCAAAAATACCATTTTATTGCGTTCCATTTGAAAATAATTATTCAGGTATCGATAAATTTAAATTAAGTTCTAAAAAGTTTTATGTCAGAATGGCGAAAATGTGTAATATCAAAGTTTCTAAATCTAATTCACGTGAAGAAATTATTAAAAAAATTAAAAATAAAATGAATTATCTTTATAATAATAGACAATTCCTAAGAATAGAAAATTTTTAATATTTAAGAATAGAAGAAAAGTTATATGGATTTTTTCAGTCCAGTCGTAAGAATGAAGAATAAAAAGCTTAAATATAATAAAACCACATTACTTATATTAATAAATGCATGGAATGAGGTTAATCCTAATAATAAAATTGAATATAAAAAAGGCGATACAATAGTAATCTTATCCAATAAACTTAATGAAAAAGTTCAACCAATATTAAAAACAACAATGAATACTAGTTGGATTTGGATTGATGTAATTAAATATATGGCATCTAAATTGAATAAATATGAAATTATTAGCAATCTTCAAGAAATTGAAAAAAAATTATTGAGACCATCGCAACCCAGAGATTGGATAAATAACCCACATGAATGGTTATCTAATTATGATATTTTAAATGTTGTAAATCAATATCAATCAATATCTGCTTTAAAATATAAATTTCTTGGCGTTTTTTCTATTGATTTTGGTATTAAAAAAGACGGTATTTGTTTATATTCAAAACATTGCAATATAAATCTAGCTAAATTACTGGCATCAAATAAGATTAAATATATAGGTTTCGTAACGAATTTATCGAAAGCATCTGAACCAGGCACACACTGGACATCCAGTTTTTTTGTATTGGATCCAACATTACCATCGTATGGAGGTTATTATTATGATAGTACTGCAAGTAAAATGCCGAAAGATTTGCAACCAGTATTTATGGATATTAAAAAACAGGCAGAAGAATTATTTAAAAAAGATTTCAATATTTATATAAATAATAAAAAACATCAATATGGAAATAATGCATGTGGATTATTTTCAATCGCGTTTCAAGTCAGATGGATATTATTATTGCGCAAAAATAAAAATACGATTATGAAAGATGTCATTAATCATCCTTCTTTTACCGATAAAAAAATGGATATATTGCGTTTAAAATATTTTAGACCAAATATATTGTCCTTTAAATTAAATATTTAATATTTAAAGATTACATTTTAGTTAAAATAAAATGGATGCTGAAAGATTATACGTAGCTTGTTTAAAAATGTTAAATGACAAGTATGCTTTGCAAGAATATTCGAAAGATAATTTCATTGCTATTTATAATAATATTTATAAAGAACATAATATTACTACACCTACTAATGATATTAATAAACTTATTTTAATTAAAATTAAAACAGAAGTTGAAAAAACGATTAATAATAATAATTCACCTCCTTTAAATCTTGAAAATAAACTTAAAGAAATTGAAAATATTCGCACAAGTATGAATGTTATATCATCGTCTATTGGTTTTCAAGACCCAATCCATGATGATATAATTAATAATAATATCAATAGCAATGCAATGAATACAATACATATCAATAATCAAGATCCAATGATAATGAATAGATTTAAATCTTTTATTATTAATTCCAATAAAAATAATTTTAAAATTAATCCAACAATTGATATAAAAACGAATGTTATTTATCCTTG